GAGGAAAAAGTGGGTCCACTGATGATAAAAACAATGAATCCAAAAGTAAAGACGGTGGAGCCAAAAGAGATCCCAAAACAGGTAGATTTATGGGGAAGGATGTAGACAAGGAAGCCAAATCCCTCGAAAAGATCCAAGAAAGCCCAGAATTCCCACAGGTAGAAGCTCTCGAAAAGATCCAAGAAAGCCCAGAATTCCCACAGGTAGAAGCTCTCGAAAAAATCGAATCAGAATCCCCACAGGCAGAAGCTCTCGAAAAAATCCAAGAAACTGGAGAAGCTCAACTAGTAATCCAAGAAGGCAACGAGGAAGAGGAAAAGGTTGAGCGAGTCAAAAATGATGAGAATCGTAGAGAAGAAACTGGTATATTAGTCCGAGTAGCAGATGGCATAGAAACTCTAGTCGATAATGCATTAAATCCGAAAGTAGCAGAAGCAGAGGGTGGAGGATTTTTGGCGGGCATCCTTGGGATGCTATTTGGAAGTTTCAGCTTTGGCAGTATCCTTAAAAAGATATCTAAGCCTTTCTCGATATTCAAAAATGGATTTTCAAAGATTGGCGCTTTTTTCAAAAACACAGGATCAAAATTTGGAAAAATTTTTGAACCTGTTGGCAAGTTCTTCAGAGGATTCTCAGATAAAATCAAATCTGCTCCTAAACTTTTAAATAAGGCTTTTCCTTTCATCAAAAATATTGGCAAGTTCATAACAAGAATTGCAGGAAAAATACTGGTTCCTATAACTATTCTTTTGGCTGCATTTGATTTTATTACAGGATTTCTCAAAGGATACAAAGAAGGGGGGATTGTTGAAGGAATAAAGCAGGGGTTTATGGGAATGATCTCCGGCTTTGTAGATAGTCTATTAAACATGCTGAAGGGTGCCTTTTCTTGGATAGCAAAAAAACTTGGATTTGAAGGATTAGCAAACACATTAGATTCGTTTACATTTGACTTTGCTGGGCTATTTGGACAAGTGTTTGATAAAGTACGACTCTTTGTCACCGAAAAAATAATGCCCTTTGTGACTGGGATGTTCTCAGGACTGTTTGAGAAAGCTGGCACATTCCTAACCGAAACTGTATTGCCTTGGATAACAGGATTCTGGGAAGGACTGAGCTTTGGGAATATTATGGAATCCATTCAAACTTATATAATAACACCTTTGACTAGCATGTTTGATTCCATAATAGAGTTCTTCACAAACATGAATCTTATGGAAAAGATCGACGAGTTTTTAATACAACCATTAACCAATATGTTCAATTCTATAATAGAGTTCTTCACAAACCTAGAACTTCCATCACTTGACGATATAACAGGAATGATTCCGGGCTTTGATTCTATCAAAGGAATGTTTGGATTTGGTGATGACGACGAGGAATCAACCGGATCAGTTGTCGATTCAATTGTGCAAAATGCAGAGGGGATGGCGATGAGTGCTGAAGAGTTAGTTACAGCCATATTTGATAAAATTGGAGCAGCGGGAAGTTCTGCCGCAGCAACAGTTGTGTCTACAGTCAACAACCTAACTTCTGGTGGAAGTTCGACAACCGTAATTCCAACAGGATTTGACACAAAAACTGATCCTTCAATGGGAAGAGAATCTTGGATTTCTGATTTCTAATGCCGCTTTTTGAATTCATACAACCAATCGAAACGTGGAAAGATTTAGAGGCAAGGGAACCAGAGACTTGGCAAATTCTAATGCAGGAGCCCAATGCAGATGGGTGGCCGTCCAGCCAAACATACGTTCCGATTATATCAGAATCAGCCTACTTAGAATGTCCCAACGAAGAGTTTGTTGAAATATTTTGTACTAACAATCTAAAGAAAAAATTAAATGAGATCGACCCATTTCTCGATCCCCCACAAGCAGAAATAGATTACTGTGTTTCCACAAACTTAAACAGGTGCGTTGAGTTGTTCACGGAAAATCTTCCATATCAAAATGGATGGTTGCGGGCAAGAGCTTGCGATGTGAATTTAATATCATGCTCAGGATGGTCAACGCCTATAGTCGTTTCTGAGCCAAGTTTTGTCATTACATTCACACTAATGATGTTATGTATCACGATTTTTGGTAAGATGAAAAACAAAAAAACCCCCCGCTCCAAAAAGGAACAGGGGGTTTTTCGTGGTCAGAAAGATCATCGGTGACTAGGAATTTTCAGCCAACTTCTTGAAGTAATCAAGAGAGTCGTCACCTTCTTCAGCCGAAGGAGAGTCTTCGTGACTTGCAACAGGATCATCAAACGAATCTGCTGCCGAAGACGAAATATCAGACTCACCAATGACCTTCTCAAATCGAGCCTTGAGTTCGCCATAGGACTTGAACTGATCATCAGCAACCAGTTCAGCCAGTGAATACTGAGTATTCCAAATGCGCTCAAGTTCTGCATCATCATTATTGAGAGCGGTTGAAGAATCAAACTCAGACTTGTCGTAGTTGCGGAATCCCGCAACCTGACGAGCGCGAAGGCGGAAGTTACACCCTTCCCAAAGATCAAACGGATTCACCGGAGTCTCATCTTCAAACTCTGGAGACATCTTGTCGTTGATCATATCAAAGATCTTCTTGCCAAACTTAAACAAAAATACCTTTCCTTCGTTATCCGGGTTTGCCGGATCACTAACAACGAAAATGTTGGCAGTGTACTGGAGCTTTCGCTTCTGCTTTCGAGCAATCTCCTTATCAGACTCAATACCAGAATTCCAAAGATTGGAGTTGTATTCTGAGACAGGATCTTTCTGACCAATCGTGGTCAAAGAGTTCTCGATGTACCAACCACCCGGTCCCTGAAAACCGTGTGACCAATTCCGAACCCACGGAACAGTTTCATCCTTGGATGCCGGAAGAAACCTAATGACCGCATGACCATTTTGAGCCTTGTCCACACTAAGTTTCCAAAAACGCTCATCCTGAGACGAATTCGTATTGGTGTTTTTGTTGAGCTTTTCGAGTTCTCCTGAAAGATTGTTCAGGCTAGTCTTGCTTGAGCTTTTAAGTTGACTAAACGATGCTGACATAGTAATACCTCATTTTTTGTATGTTTTTGTATGTGTTTTTGTATGTAATTGTATTTTAGTGTATAGTTGTCTTTTTCATTAGTGCTTTATATATATCTAGATCATCCTCCTCCTCATTATCATTCTCATCAAACGAATCATTCTCACCAATAGTTTCTGACGATTGAGAAGCCATCACCTGAGACAAATAACTTCTCATCTGAAGCATTCCAGTTTTATAATTGTCAACCAAGTCCATCGAAGATACGACGGTATTTTTTAACTTCGTGTTTTCCTCTTCAAGAGCAATCAAAAGATCATCTCTTAATCGAGATTCCTCTTCCATAAACTGGATTTCATCTTTCAAAATTTTATCTGCTCTAAAAATATTTACAAGTTTTGTAACCAGTCGTTTAAATAACACTAGCAAATTCCTTTCGCAGTATTTCCTTGAACTTATTGCGCTGCTTTACATTGTATTCCAAAAAAGGTTGATATTTAAGACACATGTGATAAAAATCATCCCATATAACATCCCCACTCAACTCACGTTCCCAAGGTCTAAAGCACCCCAAAACCAAATTGATACCAATAAGAGTTTCTAATGAAATTGTTCCCTCTGTGTGAAATTCAAATAGCTGCGGATACTCATCAGGCTTGGTAAGAAACAACTGATTAAAATCATCATCAACCTGATGCAAATGGTTCATGTTCGACTTGATGGAGAGTATATCAGACTGGAATTGATAAGTCAATGATTGTTTCCTTTTTTTCCAGTCAAGATATGTTTTTTCACACGCAGCATTTCTCGCAAGTTCTCCAATCCAAATATCCCGGTTTTTGATTAAATTGGAGACGTAGAATATAATCAACTCATCTCCCTCATATTTGCGGGACACCTTCTCAAAGAAAAATCGGTCTTTCTTTGTCTTAAAAGTATTTAGGTTAGAACGAACCTTTCCTTTATATTTGAAGAAGTCATAGGAGGTACTTGTGAAATGTTGCTTCAGAGCGATAAACTTGTTGTAAGCATTAAACGCTGTGGCTTCGGACATTTTGTCTCCTACAGAGGCAACTTTGAACGTCGTGGTAAGAAATTTAGATCCCG